GCAAAGCCATATATTCATCACCTTCCGTATTTTGTGGAATAGTATTGTCTTCGGGAATTAAACCTGTTCCGCTTGCATAAATTCCAGTTTGAAATCTTGCTATTTGACCAAATCTTGTTCTAATAATTGAATATTTTTGGTCAATATTGCCACTTGCATCAGTTCTAATTGCACCAATCCAAGCTACTAAAGTATAGCCAGCTGGAACCGTTGGAGCTGTGCGAGAAGTTGAATAAAGAATATCGCTTGTGTTGTCAGAATTTTTAACGATTTCAAAAATATTATAATAAGTTGAGTTTGCTCTTGCTCCAGTGTCTAAGCCGTTTTGATTTGTGCCAGCAGTCCAAGAGCCACTTGATTGTAAAGTTTTAGTGATTGCTTGACAAAGTAATTGACCGCCTCCATTATCATAATTCACATTGCACGCTCCAATATCCATTTGAGTGTTAGGATTTGAAACATTATTAACAATCGTGATTGGGTTGCTGAGATAAGCAACGCCTTGGTTGGTGGTGGTGGCTAATCTATCTTGAAGAGCCATTGCTCCACTTCCAGTAAAATAAGGAAGTTTATTTGAAGCACCAGTTAATCCTGAGAGAGCGGTTAGGTTTGAATTGCCAATCATTCCTTGAACCCAATTTGTGCCATTATAAACAAACTCAACTTCTGTATTCGCTAAAATATCGCCAGAAGCTAAATTTGTTGAGCCATCACTTTTTTTACAAGTAATCGCAGAGCCACCGAAGGCGGTAATTGTTGAAGAGCCTGTATTCGCATTTGCAGTCTTAAACCTAACTCTTGTTCCAATTTTTAATACTGGATTAGTAAATGGAGTTGAGGCATTAACAATATAAACATTTGCTCCAGAGCTAGTATCAGTGCATAAAATACCCGCTTGCGATACATAGCTTTTTATAGATTTTAAAAGTTGATCATTAACTAAGCCAGTTGCATCAACTGAATCTCCAGCCATTGGAATAGCATTAGCAACCTCACCAGTAACCATGTTTAACCAAATTTGGTCAACTTTTGGTGGACTATTATCTAAAAAACTGCTTGTTTTGTTTGCCATAAAATTTAAGTAACAATTAATAAAGTGTTAGCTGGTTTAATACTCTGAAATAAATCAATTAATAACGATTCAGAGCCAGTTGGAATAAAAGGAACATCATAAGGAGGATAACCCGTATCATTAAAATCCTTAGATGATATAACTAAAATAAATTTTGCACCTTCTCCAATAGGAATAAAAGGAACATCGTATGGAGGATAAGCAACTTCTTCTCCAGTTTTTATAGTAACAGTTAAACCAAGTAAATTAGCTAATGTTTTCATGTCTTCTAATGTTAATACACCTAAGCTTGCTAATTTAGTTAGAACTTGGTTTCTTCTTTGCTCGAAAGATAAACTATTAGTTTGCTTAAAGATATTATCAGGGATACCAACGCTTGATTCCCAAAGAGAAAGAAATTCTTCATTATCACAAGTCAAAATACTCATGTTGTTCCAATCTTTGGAAAATAAATCATCTAAATCTTTAAAGCTTTTAGCCATGCCTTTTAAGAATTTATATAAATTGCTATTTTCATAGTTTTTAGCAAAATGTAAATTATCATTAGGCAAAAATGATGCAGCTATAATAGTATGTTCCTGAACTGTTTTTATATTAAATTCGTCCTTCATGAATAAGTAATTGTTCCTAATGTTGATATTTGATTTAAACCAATTAAATTATCCTGAGTTGGAAATGATAAAATAAAATCAGGTTTTTTTCCAGTTGGATCGAAAGTATTTTCTATAACCGCTTTTAAAGAAGCTAATTTATCATTAACGCTAATTTTGTTTTTACTTCTAAAGTAATTATCTAGTGAGTTTGATATTGCCGTTTTCATTGCGGTTGTATTTGGATATAAATAACTAAATGTAAAATTTTGTGGCACTGCAATTGGAGAGAAAACTAGTAAATCAGTATCATCCATATTACTTGGTAATTTCTCTAATAATTTGTTTTTTACCTTTTCTACCTCAGTTGATGAAGGAATAATACTAGCATCATCATCTCTTAATATGCCGATTCTAACTTGCCCAGGTTGAACATAAGAAAAAGAAGCTGTAATTGTTCCAGTTGGGTTAGAAGGAGTTCCTGCGACTTTATAAGCAAATCTATTAGCATCTAAAACAATAATTTTAGTTTGGAGGTTGTATGCAACTGGATTAGCTCCAGAAACTATAATAGTCGTATTGTCTAATAAACCATGGTTATTAGATGTAGCAATCGCAACATTATCATATCTTGTAATTGACGATATTGTTATTTGTGCAGTAGTGGTAGTTGGATTAAATATTTGAACTCTAGTAATTCCACTAACTTTTTTACATTCACTTTCGATAAAAGCGTTATTAAAATAAGCAACTGGATTAGCCATTCTATCTTTTATTCTTTGTCTATAAGATACCGCATCTTCAACATCAGTTCCATTGCTTAATCCCGAATAATCAACATAACAATTTGTATTAACATCAACTATTGCTTCACTTAATTTTAACAAAGTTCCGTGATTTAAATTAGTTGCAATTCCAGCTGTTGAAGATTGAACTTTGACTAAAGCACTTTTCCATTGAACAATTATTGTTCCGCTTGCATTACCTTGAGTTCCAGCTTTATTAAATTGGATTGAGGTTGCTGAATTAACTGTGATTACTTGATTAGTAATATTAAAATCATCAGGGGTGCAACCAGTAATTGAATCAATTGTAAAGCCACTTGCTAAATTATGTGGCGTATTAAATGAAACAGTAACCAAAGTTCCACTTCTTGAAACAGATGCTGGAGTTATTTGTTGTAATCCGATAGTTCCATCAGTTTGAGTTGTAAATATCAAGCCAGTCGCCGATTGTATTGATGAGCTAGCGCTAATTGTTGCCCCATTTGAACCGCCGAATACAACATAACCCTCAGACGGTGTTGCTAGATTTAAAGTTATTTCATAAGGTTCACCATGAACAGATAAATATTCATCATCGCAAGTCGGTAGAAATGATTGCTTATTAATGTTTAGTCTTTTTCTATATAAATCATATAAACGAGCAGAAATAGCACCAAGCATGGTTTTGACAGAATCTACCTTTAATGCTTCACCATCTGTCTCAATCGAAACATCAGCTTGCATTTTATTGTAAATATCTAACCTTGAATCTGGAGTGTTAAATTCAGCCATTTTTAATATTTAAACTATATTTAATTTCATTTTTATAAAAAGGTTTTATTGCTATTTCTAATATAATGTAGCCAATTTGTTTGATATAAATATATATATCTTCTTCTGGCAATAAAACATTATTTTTATCAATAAAACTAACATTAAAATCCTCTATAACCTCATCATCAATTAGCCACTGCAAGCTCTCCTCTGTGTATGCAAGAGCTAAATTTATGGTTTCATTATCTAGTGGAACTTGTTTCAAAGTCCACAGAAAGCTTCCTTGGTCAAAATCAGTTCCATTGTGAACTATTAAATTTCCAAACCAGCCATTCTCAGCTATGTTTTTATTTAAAAATTCAGGAGATATTTCTTTTTTATTACAAAAAAGAGACATATAAATAGCATTCTTTAAAGGGTCTCCATTTCCTGTAAAGTCTAAATCAAACCCATAAGGCTTACTTAAAACTTCTTTAAAACCTAAAGTCATTATACTACTCCTCCACTTACTCCAACACCTGGAGTCACTCCAGAATGTGTATGAGATAAGAAATTTTTACCTGCAATAGTTGTCCCAGTTCCTGTTAATGTTGAGTCTCCAGAAACTTCTAAATTTCCAGTAATCTTAACATCTCCAGTAATTTCAACGCTATTACCTTTTAATGTGATTTTATTTTTATTGCTAACAATGTCAATATTTCCATTGTCCATAAAATAAAGCTTATTATCATTTTTTCCATAGATTACAATGCCGTTTGCATCAGAAATTATATGCTCTAAATCGATAACTAACCCATAGCTTCTTGATGTATCACAATCAGTATTTATAACTATACATTGAGATCCAATAGTTGGATAACCACTAATGCCAAATGAGCTTACTATTCTTACATCATCAATTTCCATTTCGCTTCTTAATAATGCTACTTTCGCATAAATAACATCTTTATTTAATTCTAAGCTAATTATTTTTCCTATATTTGTAAAATATTCTTGCATGATTATAATTGTTTAAATTTCTGGTCTACCATCTATAATTACCTTATTTTCCTCTCTCTTGCCCCTTGGATTTCTAACAATTGGCTCAAATAAAGATTCGGTATAAGATTTCTCTTCAACTAAAGTTAAATTACTTCTAGTGCCATTATTATCCTTAGTATATCTAATTGATTTTATTAAAAATCTTCCAAAAACATCTTTTATCTCATCTTCAACATCAACTAAAGTATTTACTTGCCATAATGGATTTTTTTCAATGTCATCATCAAAATTTTGTCGAAATCCTATAACTGAACAATCGTAAGAAAAAGATTGAGTTTTTCGTATATTAGCTTCCCATTTCGCTAATTCAGTGGCTTGCTTTAAATTAGATACTTGTTTAAATATTGTTAAAACTCGTGTATCTCTAATTTCATCATCATAATAAATTCCAGTGCCATTTATTATTGAACTTGAACCTCCCTCTCTGCCTTTAGTAATTATTTCTGATTCCCTTGGATCAATAGTTGCGTTAGAGGTTTGTTTAGAGCCAATGACAATAGATTTAACTATGTATTTATGGTATCTACTCGTATCGTCTCTATGAACTTTGGAGGCTAAAACATTGGATTCATTATTATTTCTGTATCTTAATAAAACTGTATCGCAAACAGTATTTCCTATTTTATTAATAACTAAATTTCCATCTCCGTCAGAATTTAATATTAACCTTCTTTTGTCAGCACATCTTTTTATCACTTCAAATGCTGAATCATTATCTCTATGCGCAACATCGTCATTAGCTTCTAAAATAGCAATATCTCCATAGTTATTAATAACGGAAATATCCCCCTCTCTACTGAACTCAGTTTTTTTGTCAACTACATTATAATTTAAAGCTTTTAATACGCCTTTTGTTAGTTCGACAAAAGAAACTGGAGTTTTATATATTTTAGCACCTAATTTGCTATCCACTAAATCACATAAAGAATCTCTTCCCATTATAGTGACTATTGATTTATCTTGTTGATCTGTTTCTAAAACATCTTCTATAAAACCAGTTAAAAAATTTTCTCCATCAATTTTAATAACAACTCTATTTCCCGTTTTTATTACCCTTCTATCTTCTGGAATGTTTAGAGTTAAAGAAAAGGGTTTTAATAAGCCTTCAATATCCCTAGAAAACTCATAAGATAAAAAGTTTGAATATTCTTGTTTGTTTATTACTACCGATACTTTGTTCATGATACAAATACCTTAATATTCCCACCAATACTCGAAGGATCTTGGATTTTATTTAAACTAATAATATTTTCATATTGAGTTCCAGACGCATTATTATAATAATTATAAGCTAAGGCAATTGCAGGTAATGAATTGGTATTAATAATATTAACATAAGGTAATTTTAACTTAATATTTTTTAAACTAATTAAACTTTCAGCTCGAATAGTTTCAATAATTGTAAAAATTTCATCATCAATCAAGTTCGGATCTATACTTTGATACATTTGCTCCAATTCTTTGATAATGTTGTTAATATCGCTTTGGTTATTAAAATTAATTGCAGTAGCTATTTGAAATGAATTTGACATTAATGCAATTTTAGTTGTATTCTGTATTACATTTGCAATTTTGGTTTCAGCTAAAAAGCTAGGTTTAGCTATAGGAGTTTTATTAAATACATTTTTTTGTAAAGAAAAGGCATCAGAAAAATTAGAGGTAACTTGTATTAACCGATTTAAATTAGCTACAAATGCCGTGGCAAATTTTGATGGAAAATTTACTACATCATTAATTGTATTTTTTATGTTGTTAATATCAGCTGTTAAGCCAGCGATTTCATCATTAATGCCATTGATAGTTTCCATTCCTTGTTGCATAAAATCAGAAACAGCAGTAATGCCATCTCTAACTG